TCGAATGCCGCCTGAACCTTGTCGAAGCCGCCACCGAGCTTTTCGAGGACGGCGGGCACGCGATGGCTTGGTGCATGAAGCACATCTAAGCCGCGCCGAACAACAAAACAGCCCTTCGGGGCTGCTTCTCGTTACAGATATTTTGAGTCGCTGACGGCGGCTCTTTTTTGATGGGGGTGATCGCTTGCGAAAACTCATGGACTACACGCCAACGAAGTTCATGGCAGAGGACGCGCACTATGACAAAGGCGCTGCGGATTATGCTGTGGGCTTTATCGAGTGCCTGTGCCATACGAAGGGGACGTGGGCAGGAAAGCCCTTCGAACTCATCGACTGGCAGGAACGCATCATCCGAGACATTTTCGGAATTTTGAAGCCGAACGGTTATCGGCAGTTCAATACGGCGTATGTGGAGATTCCCAAGAAGCAAGGAAAATCAGAGCTCGCGGCCGCTGTCGCACTGCTCCTTTGCTGCGGCGATGGGGAGGAGCGTGCAGAGGTCTATGGCTGCGCGGCTGACCGCCAACAGGCGAGCATCGTTTTTGAGGTCGCTGCCGACATGGTGCGGATGTGTCCTGCGCTCAGCAAGCGTGTGAAGCTCCTCGCCTCCCAGAAGCGGATGGTGTATCTGCCGACGAATAGCTTCTATCAGGTGCTTTCGGCAGAAGCCTACTCGAAACACGGCTTCAACATTCACGGCGTTGTATTCGACGAACTGCACACGCAGCCGAACCGCAAGCTCTTTGACGTTATGACGAAGGGCTCTGGTGATGCGCGTATGCAGCCGCTTTACTTCCTTATCACCACAGCAGGAACGGACACGCAGTCCATCTGCTATGAGACGCATCAGAAAGCGAAGGACATTCTCGAAGGGAGAAAGATCGACCCGACCTTCTATCCTGTGATCTACGGAGCAAAGGAGGATGAGGACTGGACAGACCCCGAGGTATGGAAGCGGTCGAATCCGTCCCTCGGTATCACGGTCGGCATCGACAAGGTACAAGCGGCGTGCGATTCGGCACGGCAGAATCCCGCCGAGGAAAACAGCTTTCGTCAGCTCCGTCTGAACCAGTGGGTGAAGCAGTCCGTGCGGTGGATGCCGATGGACAAGTGGGATGCGTGCGCTCTGCCTGTGGATGCAGCGGCATTGGAAGGGCGTGTCTGCTACGGCGGTCTTGACCTTTCCTCTACGATGGATATTACGGCGTTTGTGCTCGTGTTTCCTCCGACCGAGGAGGATGAGACGTTTGCCGTCCTTCCGTATTTCTGGATTCCCGAGGAGAATATTGACCTGCGTGTGCGCCGCGATCATGTACCGTATGACGTGTGGGAGAAGCAGGGCTTTCTCATGACCACCGAGGGGAATGTTGTGCATTACGGATTCATCGAGGCGTTCATCGAGAAACTGGGCGAGAAGTACAACATCCGTGAGATTGCCTTTGACCGCTGGGGCGCGGTGCAGATGGTGCAGAACCTCGAAGGAATGGGATTCACCGTTGTTCCGTTCGGGCAGGGATTCAAGGATATGAGCCCGCCGACCAAAGAGTTGATGAAGCTGACGCTGGAAAAGAAAATAGCGTACGGCGGGCATCCCGTCATGCGCTGGATGGCAGACAACATCTTCATTCGCACCGATCCCGCAGGGAACATCAAGGCGGACAAGGAGAAATCCACCGAGAAGATCGACGGCGTGATTGCGCTCATTATGGCACTGGATCGTGCGATTCGGTGTGGGAATGATACGTCGGAATCGGTGTACGAGAGTCGCGGCGTGTGGGTGTTTTAGATGGTTGAATTTGCGTAATGGGTAGATGAGACTTAACAAATTGGTATATCACACCATGTTATACACTGCCTATTTGTTTTCAAATTCTTTTTTTAGTTTTTTCATATCAGCATTTACAACGGTATTCCACTGATCAATGGCATCGGTGGGAATAGGTAGCCTTATGTTATCACCTGATTGAGATGAAATTTCTAAATAAAGTTTATCAACATTTTGTATAAAGTTCCCCCATTTGGGTGATTCTACTGAGAAATACTCAGCAGCGGAGCTATGCATATTTAATTCAATAATTTTAGAAGTTCCATCATTAGCTACTACAATGAATCGAGGTTTATGATTTTTGTTAATTAAAGCGTCGAAATCCATACTCCAACTGCAAGTAAGTGATGTTGCAATATCGCTAGGACCGAGCGTAGCCGTATTTCTGTATTTTTGTACTAACAAGGTAAAGCCACCATATTGTTCATGCTCTTCATATAGTTTGCTTGTGTATAAAAAGAAACCATCCTGTGATTGCGTTGTTATGGCAGGCCCTTTTATCTTGAAACCATCAATATATCGTAGATTCTTCTGTTTAGATGAATTTGCATTTTGATCATCTAAGGTATTCTCGTTCAGAGTATTTTTTGTTGATGATGCCAACTCAATATTTGCACCAGAATTAGGTGATGTGTTTTCGAAATCTCCCTTTGTAGCAGTATCATCTCCTACGGAGACGGATGTATTATCATAAGTATTTTGGTTGGGGGATTTAGCTGAGGGATCAGTTTCTCCAACATTGACACTTATGGGGTCTGGGGCTTTATCTTGAACAACTGAAGCATACTTATGAGTGCGCTCTGTACGCACAATCGTTTCGGCGAACGCATCAGAAGATAGGGTACTTGCGATAAGTAATGAAAGCAATATGCATTTCCCGTGTTTAGAAATAATCATAGTCTCTACCTCACTATAAATTATTTATAGATTTAATGCTGATGAGCCAAAGCTAAGAGCAAAATATCCCCATATTTCTTGCTATGAAATATCCTTTTATTATTAATTCGTTAAAACATTAGATATTCCTGTTCGTTGCTCAAAAATCCTTATGTTTCGAAAACATAATTCTGTAAAGGAGCGTGATGCTCATGAACTTCTTCACAAAACTCTTCCGTTCACGGGACAAGCCCATGAATCACCTCGGCGGCTTGTCCTTTTTGTTTGGTCAGACGGTAGCGGGCAAGGCGGTCAACGAACGTACTGCAATGCAGACAACGGCAGTCTATGCCTGTGTCCGTATTCTTGCCGAATCCATCGCAGGATTGCCGCTCCACGTCTACGCCTACAAAGCTCAGGGAAAAGAGCGCGTGCCGGAGCATCCGCTGTACTTTCTGCTCCACGATGCGCCGAACCCAGAGATGACGAGTTTCGTATTCCGCGAGACTCTCATGGCACATCTCCTTCTGTGGGGAAATGCTTATGCCCAGATACTTCGAGATGGCAGGGGGCGTGTTCTCGGACTCTATCCGCTGCTCCCGGATAAGATGGAGGTGAGCCGTGACAGCCGCACAGGCGAACTCTACTATACTTACACGCGAAGCACGGAGGAGAATCCGAATTTTGCGGACAAGGGGCAGATTCGTCTGCGGCGTGAGGATGTCCTCCACATTCCAGGACTCGGCTTCGACGGTCTGGTCGGCTACAGTCCCATTGCTATGGCAAAGAACGCCATCGGGATTGCTCTGGCAACGGAGGAATACGGCGCGGCATTCTTCAAGAACGGTGCGCGTCCGGGCGGTGTTCTGGAACATCCGGGTGTTCTCAAAGACCCGTCAAAGCTCCGTGAGAGTTGGCACGCCGTTTACGGCGGCACGATGAACACGGGCAGGATTGCTGTTCTTGAGGAAGGTGTAAAGTATCAGCAGATTGCTATACCGCCCGAGGAGGCGCAGTTCCTTGAGACGAGGAAGTTCCAGATCGACGAGATTGCACGGCTCTACCGTGTGCCGCCGCATATGGTAGGGGATTTGGAGAAGTCCAGCTTCTCGAATATCGAGCAGCAGTCGCTTGAATTTGTCAAATACACACTGAATCCATGGGTCGTTCGTTGGGAGCAGTCGCTTCAAAAGGCATTGCTGACGGACAAGGAGCGGAAGGATTACTTCATCCGCTTCAACGTGGACGGGCTTCTGCGCGGAGATTACAAGAGCCGTATGGAGGGCTATGCCATCGGGCGGCAGAACGGATGGCTCTCGGCGAACGACATCCGCAGTCTTGAGGACATGAATCCCATCGAAGCAGACGAGGGCGGCGATCTGTATCTTATTAATGGGAATATGACAAAACTGAGGGACGCAGGGCTGTTTGCAGGGAATCAGAAGGGAGTAAGTGATGAAACGTAAATTTTGGAACTGGGTGCGGAACGAGGGAGAGAAGCGAATCTTGCTTCTGGACGGTGAAATCTCGGACGAAACGTGGTGGGGCGATGAGATCACTCCCCAGATGTTCCGTTCTGAACTGAATGCCGCCGAGGGAGATATTGACCTCTGGATCAACTCTCCGGGCGGCGACTGCTATGCGGCGGCACAGATCTACAATATGCTCATGGAGTATAAGGGGAACGTCAATGTCAAGATTGACGGGATTGCCGCCTCTGCCGCATCCGTCGTCGCGATGGCAGGATCGACCGTCGAGATTTCTCCCTTGGGAATGCTGATGATCCACAACCCGATGACTGTTTCCATCGGCGATACACACGAGATGGAGCGGACGATTACCTTCCTTGCCGAAATCAAGGAGAGCATCATCAACGCCTACGAACTCAAGACGGGACTTTCCCGTGCGAAGATTTCGCGGCTGATGGATGCCGAGACATGGATGAACGCAAAGAAAGCGGTGGAGCTTGGATTTGCGGATTCCGTTCTCTATGAGAATCGGGAACATCTCACAAGTGCTGCGGCAGACGGGCTGATCTTCTCCCGTGCCGCCGTCACGAACTCTCTGCTCTCGAAATTCGGGCAGGGGACACACAATGTCGATGCAGAGCCGCTCAAACGACGGCTCTTTTCTATTTCACACTAATGGAGGAATAAGAACATGGATAAGATCATGGCAATGCGCGAGAAGCGTGCAGAAATGTGGGAACAGGCAAAGCAGTTTCTGGATTCTCATGAGAAAGACGGGCATCTCACAGCCGAAGATGCCAAGGCGTATGAGCAGATGGAGAACGAGGTGCTTGCGCTCGGGAAGGACATCGAGCGCATGGAGCGTCAGGCGATTCTTGACGCACAGCTTGCAAAGCCCGTGACGGCGGCGATCACCAACACTCCGGGCACATCTCTCAATGCAGAAAAGACAGGGCGTGCAAGCGAGGCATATCGCGCCGCAATGCTCAAAGCTCTCCGTACGAACTTTCGGCAGGTGGAGAACGTCCTGC